AGAGACTTGTGCTCACCCTGCGCACGTTCTGTTTTGCGGGCTTCCTTGGCGCGACGGCGCGGCCCACTCTCACGAGGATTGATCCTCGGCGTGATAACCATGCTGTCGCGGTTGATGCTCACGTTGTCAGGAAAGCCCCCACTTCTCGCCCATCGCTCGACCCCTCAACGGCGGTGCCGCCGCGCGAACCGTAGTCCGCGAAGACGGAGTACGCCTTGCCCGAGACGGGCGCGACCGTCGTCAGCGGGCTAGTTCCCGTGTAGACCACCACGTCTAGATCGGCGGGGGTCTGCGCGGGCGCGGACCCGGCAACGTAACCGAGCCGGTAGCGGATGAAATCGAAGCGGGCCGCGCAAGCCGCGCCCGTCCACGTCCAGTTCGAACCTGACTTGGCGAGCCGCGAAGGCGGCGTGTAGGACGGCGCGGCGGTGCACCAGCCGGTGAACGTCGATTCCCCGATGGCGAGATGCCGACCACGCCCGAGGCGCACCGGGGAGCCTACGGCTGTGGCGTAGAGCAGCAGGGAGGCACCGTCCACGCCGCGCAGATCCTTGAGCACGGTGCGCACCCGGTCATTCAGTTCCAGAACGCCCCGGTTGGCGCTAGTCCCGAGGCCGCTCTTGGCACCGCCGATCAGAGCTTGCTCGCCCATGCGGCCCCCCGGCACGTCGGCCACGGTGAGCACGTCGAAGGTCTGCTCGATCAGATCCGGCTCATCTGGATCGGCGGTGCCGCCGCCGATGTTGACCAAGACGAACGGAAAGGCACCGGGGAGTTCGTCTTCCTCCGGCAGCCCCGCCATGACGAAGGCCAGTCGATCGCCGAACACGAGTTCTCCAGGACTCTCGGGCCATACCGCCGTCGAGATGACGTGCCGGATCTGCTGAGCCATCTGACGCGCGTTCACGAGGCCTTCCCCTCCGCCGCCCCGAAGAGCGCGCCCTTCCTGCGCGCCGCCTCCCGCTTAGCGGCGGCGTCTGAGCGGCGCTTGCCGATCCCAGCCATCGTCAGAGCGGGGGGTGGCTGAGCCTCCCCTGCGCCGTTACGGGCAGCCTGACGGCCCATCTGCTCGGCGATGGTCCGGGCGTTGAGTTCGACCAGGGCGGCCTCGGCGTCTTCGTCGCCGTCCTGCACGGCGCGCGCGAGTCCCATGCGCACCGGGTCGAGCGTCGTGTAGCCTAGCGTGAGGGCCAGATCCTCGAGCCAGAGATCGCGCCGAGCGGCGATGGTCTCCTGGATCTCAGGGGGCTGCTGGAGGAACCAGTCGAGCGGGAACTGCACTCCCGCGCGAATGGCGCGGTCGAGCGCTTCGTCATCGAGCACGACTTCGGGGCGCGGGGCGGAGCGGCGGAAGGGCCAGAGGTTCATAGCGTCAGATCGTCCAAGTGTCCGAGGTCGAGGGTCTGCCCGGTGGCATTACGCAGGCACTCAAGGGTGACGTTGATGCCCAGTTCTTCGCCGCGCTGGAAGGCCATTTCGGCCCCGTCCGCGAAGTCGGGGATGCCGCGCCGGATGATGAGAACCGGGTGTGCGTTCGTGTCGTCCGGCACCAGGAGCCAGACGGCGGAGCGCGCGATGGCACTCTCGCCCGGCGTCTTCGTGCCGGGTGCCGTCCACACGGCGTTTTTCGACACCGAGCCTTCGGCGTAGCCGCCCGAAAGCAAGTTCGCAACGGCGGCCTTGTCCCAGCCGCGCAGGAAGAAGTTCACGACGTAGCGCCGATTCCCTTCCAGCACGTCGGAGTACTCGCCCAAGCCTTCGCACTCCACGGCGTAGGGGCGGCCCAACGGGACCAGCGCCACCGCCCGAGTCGTGCCGATGATGCTGCCGCCGTAGGTGCCATCCGCGCCCGCCGTCAGGCTCGACGGCGAGACGATGACCGTGCCGGGGGCGCGGATGACGCGGGACGAACTCTTGAACGTGGTCAACTAGTGCACCTCCATGATTTCCACACCGATGACTTCGTGGATGTCTTCTCGGGTGTCGTCGGTGATCCCGACGAACGGGCGCGCGGGGACTTCGCCCTTGAGCGTTTCCCCACGATACTTCTTGTTGAGCAGCCATCCTAGGCGCGCCTTGAGTCCTTTATCCTTCGGCTTGAGCCACTTCCAGAGCGCTTTCTGGACGCTCGCCGTGATCGTCTCGCTCTCCGTCGTGCCGCCGTATTGATGCACCCCGGCGTAGGGGAGGTTCGTCCCGATCTCCACGGCCTTGGTGCCTTGCACCTTGAAGGCGATCGACGCGGAAAGCCGCCCGGTGTCGCGGAGCGCGGGGCGACGCTCGAAGCGGCGCGCAGGCGGCTTGCCACCTTTGGCGAAGTCCGCGATGATGCCGAACACGTTCACGTCGGAGCGCGGCTCCCACTTGTCGCGCCCGTGCTGTTGCTCGCGGAACGAGCGTTGCGATTCGGCGGTGACGAGCGCACCGATCTGTTTGAGCGCGCCGCGCGGGTTGTCGAGATTCTTCTCCCACCGCTCCATCTTCGCGCCCTTGTCGAAGGTCGCCTTGGTCACGGCGTTAATCCTCCGCGATCACGCGGCGCGGCATATAACGACGGCCACCGGGGAGCGCGTCGGGATCCGACCACCCGCGAACCTTCTGCCCGTCGCTGGTCAACTCGCTCCGCTGACTCACCCCGGAGTTCGACGACGGGCCTTGCCGCGCTCGGGCGCTGGTGCGCTTGAGCTTCGACATGATCCCTTCGTCGCCAAAGACTTCTTTCCACTCGACTTCCGCGATCGTGGACGCGGTGCCGCCACGCGAGTAGAGCACCGCGATCGTGGCCCTTCGCCCGACCGCGACGTGCTGCGAGTCGAGTTCATCGTAGTCCACCTGACCGTAGAGCGGGAAGAGGTCGATGACTTCCTGCGCCGCGCTCTCGCCGTAAGTCGTGGCTACCGTCGTCGCGTTGTTGTCTCGCGGGTTGGTGAGATTGACAATCCCTTCGCTTTCGTAGTTGGCGACGACGGAGGCCCAGAGGTCGGTGGTGGCGGTCACGGGCTAGGAGGGGTCGGCGATGGTGGGGGAGGCGTCTGACGGCAGATAGCCGAGTCCCGCGACCCAACACCAGTATTGGAGGATGCCCGTTCCAGGCGCACCGCCGGAGTCCACGGCGTAGTATTCGTCCTCGACGAGGTTCGCGGCGGGCGTGGCGGCGTTCTGGTGAACGAGCCAGTAGGTTCCGTCCACCAAGTCCCACGGGCAGAAGATCGCATCATCGAAGATGACGTAGCCCGACGTGCCGCCAGACCACGCGATTTCGATGTCGAAGGCGTCTTGACCGAACTCCTCAAGCCAACAGGTTTTGGTGAAAGGGATGATGAGTTCCTGCCACCCGCTCAACGCGGCAATCGTCGTCGTGACGGTCGTATTGCCGCCGAGTTTGAGCGACACCGTGCCACCAGCCCCGGAGCCGATCGAGCGGTTCCACATGACGCGCAGGAAGTAAGGCGTGTTGGGATCGAGACGTGAGATCCGCATATCGTTCAGCGTTTGCTTGACCGTCACCGAGTCGCCCGCGTTGTCCATCGCAATCTTGAGCGATGCGTTGGTGCTCGCGTTCGGGTGCGAGCGGTAGTAGTTCGTCGTGTCTTGCGTCACGTCGCCGATGGCGGCGGCACCGGTCAGCGTCTCGACCCAGCCCTTGAACTTCTCGCTGGTCGCGGTCGAAGTGAAGTCCGAGAAGCTCGAGTTGTTGAGCAGCGATCCACCTGCACCGGAGCCTGCGTGTTTCGCCCGGAGGATGGCGCGCGCCGCATCGCCGCTCCCGTTGCTCCCCCGCAGGAGGCCGTCGAAGCTCGCCGCCGACCCCGCGATCTCCAGCACTTCGGCCCATTTCTGGGAGCCGCTGTTCTGGTCGCTGATGCACTTGAGCATCTTCTTTTCGACCGTGCAGGCTTCCAGGTTGTAGCCGAAACGGTCCGCCGTGAGGCGTTTGACCCCCGCGTTGCCGACGTTGGAACCGCTCGCCGAGACCGCCGTGTAGGTGATCGCGCGCGTTTTCACCGACCCGGTATTGTCGTGCAGCCATTGGTAGAGCGCCGCGAACAGGTCGCGCGAAGTCTGGAAACCAGAACCGAAGCCGAGCGTCCCGCTTGCGCGCAGGATGGACGCGTACTCATAGAGCACAGGTTCCATGATCGCGAGCGCTTGAGAACCATCCACCGCGCCCGAGAGCAGCGCCCTCATCCGCGACACGAAGGCCGCGCCGGATATCGGGATGTGTTCCCCCTCGAAGCTCTGCACCAGCACGTCGATGTATCCGCCCGCGTTGGCAAGGCTGCCGTCCGCGTAGACGCGCGTCTTCTCAAGAACGTTAATTGCGTTCTTCCATTGCGTTTGTATCTCGGCTTCGGTCGGCATGGGTTTAACTCAACAGGTCTTCGATCGCTTTGATTTCTTCGGGCCACTCAAGACCCGTCTCGGCGATCGGTTGGTACTCCGTGCCGCGCACCCCTTTGGGCGCGTGGATGAAGTACATGAACTCAGTCGCCGGACGGTCACCCGGCTGCTGGATGTAGGGTTCGAGTTTACGCCCGTGCTCGGCGTAGCCCGCGATCATCTTCGCGTCGGGGATCTTGATGAGCCGCCCCTTGACGCGCTGCACCGGGTCGCCGGTGTTCTGCCCGCTGGCGTCCTGGAGGATCGACTTGCTCGGGCGGATGACAAGGCGTGGAAGGACTTTGACCAGTTCTTCGAAGTGGAACTTCGTGACCTTCGCGTTGATCGAACCGAAGACGGGGACGCGAACTTGCTTCCCGGCGTCGTTGATGACGATCTTCTCTTCACTCTTCGGGAAGTGCAGACCGGCAACGTCGATCTGTCCACGCGGGCAGTCGGCGGTGATACCGAGCCAGAACGTGTGCTCGCTGGTGTGCGTCTCACCGGGGAGGTTGTTGAAGTCGGGCGCGAGCCTTGCGGCGGCAACCTTGGTGGTCTTGCTGAGATTTTTCGTGGTCATCTGGAGGTTATGGCCGCTCGCGCGGGCCTCATGGGTTGATGGTGAAAGAGAAAAAGGCCGCCGCCTCGAAGGAGCCAGCGGCCTTTGACTCGTAGGCCAAGCCTAGCGGGAGGCTAGTTGGTCGTCTTGATCGCTCCGTAGGGCAGGGCGATTCCGGCACCGGAACGGCTCCACCATTGAATCGACTCCTCAGCCGTTCGACGCACCATGTCGGAGTTGTTGTCCTCCATGAGCGCGGTTTCCTCTTGCACGCCTTCGCGGTCGAGGAAGAACGTCGGCGACTTCGGAGGGCTGCCGAGGAAGAGATACCAGTCGTTCGCGTCGGTGAGACGCGGGCTCGGCCAGAGCGTGACACGCTTGGCCGTGTCCGCCACGAGGTTAGACTTGGCACCGCCCGCAGTCCCGTCGCCGAGCTGTTGCTTCTGGCGGAACGCGGTCTCCATCGCCTCCGTGATCCCGACCGGGTGGATCAGGACGAACGGTTGGTCCATGACCGAGTCACCCAGGAGCGGCTGCCCCTCGGTGTCCTGGAAGGTCATGAACTGCTCGATGGCGTTGTAGAAGTCCGTGAGGATGGTCGCGGCGGTTACGCCGGACCCCGTCAGCAGGTTGCCGTTGGTCGCGCCGAAACGCGCAGCACCCCCGGCGGTGGTGGCGAACATCGCCGCACCATCCGGAGCCGTGGGAACGGCGGGGAGGAGGCTGGTGGCGTTCTGGATCAGATCGAAGAAGAACCGCTCGGGGAGCAGCGCTGCCGACTGTCCGGCTTGACGCGCCACGTCCATGAGGGAACCGGTCTGATCGTCGTCACGATCCCACTTGAGCCACGGCACTCGACGGCCCCATTCGTAGACGGGGACGTTGAAGCTGACCGAGCCCATTCCTTTCGACGCGATTTCATCGCCGCGCCGCCAGAGATCGAAGTGGGGAGCCGACTGGAAGTAGGCGAAGTCGTGCTCGCGGTTGGTAGCCCCGACGCTCAGGTCCATGACCTGCGCGAGGCGGGAATCCGCGAGGCGGTTTTTGACTCCCGCGTAGGTGTCCCAGAACTCGGTTCGGAGACCGTTGGCAAGAACTTGCGATGCGTTGGTTCTCATGGTTCAGATCTCCTTTAGACCCAGTCCGTGCCGAGAGTGGCGGCGGCGGTGGTGCCGATCAGGTGCTCAGCCATGCTGAACAGCTTCACGTCAACATCGGAGGCAGAGCGCCAGCCGACGATGAAACCGATCGGATAATCGGTGGTGGGCTGCGTGACGGTGGCGTTGGCGAGGTCGGAGTCGTTGCAGTAGACGAACTCACCGATGACGGTGACCGCCGACGCGCCCGCGACCGGGATGCCAACGACGGTGACACCGCTGGTGTCGATGAAGACGGCGGGGTCAGGGGTGAGCGCAGTGTCTCCGGTCGGGATGCCGTCGACGAGGTTCTCCCCGCCGACGACGATACCCAGGAAGGTATTGGTGCCGTCGTAGTGGTTGGCGAATCCGCCTTCCTCTTGGACGAGCGTTCCGATCGGGAGCGCGACGGTGGTGGCGATCGGGACGCGAAGGCGGTCGCTGCCCTTCGTCTCGTAGATGGTGTTGACTGTGCGGTCGGCCATGATGTTCTCCTGCCGCTAGGCGGCGACTTCCTCGAGCTCGTAGCCGAGCTTCTTCATGTTGACTTTGACGTACGTCTCGCAAGATGCGCGCATCCCAGATCCTTTTTTGATCTGCTCGTACTCGCGGCAGAAAGCCGCCGCCTTGTCCACGGCTTCACCGCCGAGGTTCTGGAAGGCCATGGCAGCTTTCGGTGTCTTCGGTTGACCCGAGAACCGCGCTCCGGCGTCGCCCGAATCGGGCGCATCGCCGATGGTGCGCGCCATCGTGTCGACGTACTCCTTGAAGAGTTCGGCGTTGCCGCCGCATTTCTGGTGGAAGTTCGTCAGACGCGTCTCCAGGTCGGCACCGAGCGGACGGCCTTCGAGACGCTTCATCGCAACCTTCACATCGGCGTTGCGCTTGTCCTGCGCATCGCGCGCATCGAGTCGCGCCTTGAGCGCTTCGTTCTCACCCGAGAGACGGGCGAAGTTCGTGGTGACGGCTTTGCTCTTCATGATCTCTGCGCCGGGAGTCGGCGCGGGCGCGGCGTCGTCTTCGTCCGGCGCAGCGGCTGAGCCTTGCGCCTGGATCGCCGCGAGAATCGCATCCATGTCGGCAACGCTGATCTCACCGCTCTCGATGGCCTTGACGACTGCGGCCACATCGAGACCACCTTCGCCTTCCATGTCTTCGGACTTCTCGTCGTCCTTCTCGCCTTCCTTCTCGGCGGCGAGTTGGACACGCGCAGCTTCCGCAGCCGCTTCTTTGGCCTTTTCGGTGTCGGTTTTGGTCATGGCTTCGTCGTCTGAGAAACGGAACAGGAGAACGGCTTTCTTGCCGCGACGTGCGAACCCTAGCACGGAATCATTCGCGTTGCGAGAGTAGTTAAGTGAGAAACTTGTCGCATCTGCGACTACTCCGGGTTCCGTGCGGCGGTCTTCAACGTCACCTGCGGACAACATCGGGAGCCGGAGGTACGGCGCTTCGTGGTCGAGCAGCGCCAGACTGTCGATGTTCGGCGGGCCTTCGGTGTTGAAGATTTCGACCGAGCGGTACGGGTAGCGCGCGCGCTCGATCTCACCGGCCAAGAACGGATCGGTGACGATCAGATCGGCGTAGATCGCCGTGACGCGTCGGCCTTGCATCGTGAGCGGCCCCGCGTCGAGGATGCGGAAGTATCCCGCTGCGCGCACCGCGTCTGTGACATCGGTCGCGGGTTCGTGGTGGCGCGTGTGAAGCGGGGGGAAATACCCGTCGCGCTCCTGCTGCTTCGCTGATGCCACGGCTTGCGCAATCCACTCAGCGTTGAATACCGCATCACCGCGTGCGCACTCGGCGAAGATCGGCACCCGATGGAAGATCGTCTTGTCGTCGGTCTTGGTGACCTTGAATCCAGGTGCTCGGTGCGTGGCCGCAGGCGAATCCATTACCCCGGTACCTTACCCTCCGGTTTCGTCGCTTCTGCGACTACCCTCTCGATGGCAGCGAAGAGCACCCCGATGGGTTTACGGCTCCCCCCTTTGACGAGACGGAAAACCGTAGCTCGGTGTGCGGGGATTCGGCGCGCGACCACATCGGCACCGTCCCGAAAGACTACCGCCCGGAAGTCTTGGCGCACTTCTTCCCAGCGCCGCCGCGTCATGGGCCGCCCCCTGGCCGGAAGCCGTCGTCCGGCTTGGCGTTGAAAGGAATCTTGGACTCGATGACCTTGCCGGCAGAGTCGAGACGCCCCATCCGGCGCAGTTCGGGGCGAGACATGAGGTCCAGTTCGCACCGGCAGCCGTAGCCGAGCGGCGAGCGCAGATACACCCACGCCGGATTGTCCACGGACAGAATGACACCGTCCGCCGCCTGGTGATTGGAGCGGGTGTCGCTGTCCCCGACGGCGGTGAAGCGCAAGGCTGGGGTGGCGATCTTGACGTCGGGATCTTGCGCCATGCGCATCCTGCCCTTCGTCACCGCGTCGTTGAGGTTGGTGCGGAAGGCCATCCGCGCGTAGCCCTCGGTCCATGCCTCGGTTTCCTCACGGACCTTGTTGACGCTGAACGCGATCGACTTCCCAATCTGCTGCTCGGGGATGCCCCGGCGCACGGCGGACGTGATGAGCTCGTGCGCGCGCTGGGTCACGGCAGCCTCGGCAGACTTCGCAAAGGCGATGATCCCGCGATCCTCAGAATAGAGTTCGGCGATCCGGCTGGACACCCGCTCGACGGAGTTTCGGAGCGTGACCGGGACGCGGTCCTGCAAGTCTTCCAGCGCCTCGATAAAAGTCACTCGAGACAGGATCTTCGTCGCTGCGGTGTCGGCGAAGGAGATCAGACGGCTTCTGTCGGCGGTAAATGCCGCGTCGGACGCCAGGACACCGGCAGCCTTACGCAGCGTCGAGAGTGCGCCCAGCACTTCGGCGCGGCCCATCGACTCACGCACGACTTCCTCGAGGCGCAGGCGCGCGGCGCGCGTCTGCGGCGCGTTCTTGAGCACGACGGCGACTAGGTACTCCCGGAAGGCTTCGACGTACTCACCGGCAAGGCGCGTATTCGTGTCCTCCAGAATCGCGGTGATGTCGAACTGGGCCATAGCCTATTTCTTGAAAGGCAGCCCGGGCATGGGCGCGGCGGGCATCGCCGAGCCCCCCTTGATGATCGGTTCCCCGTCCTCAGGGATCGAAAAGCCCGTCTGCTCCAGCAACTCGGCGAGCGAGAGATCGACGCCCATATTGGAGAGCGAAGCTGCGACCGCCGCGCGCTCGGTCGGGTCTTGGCGCTTCTCTTGCGCGACGCTGAAGAACGGCATTTCCTTTTCGATGCCTAGCTCGACGAGGTTCGCATAGTTCCGATACCACACGCAACCGAGCAGGCTCTTTGTGAGGGTCTCCTGGAGCGTCTCGCGGTCGAACTGGATCAGCGCCTCGGTGCTGTTCTCCTGGATCTCAGCCAGCGCGTAACTTCCCCCTTCGGTGGCCGACGTGGTGAGGTTCGCGCCGATGACGAGCGTGTAGATCGTCGCGCGGAGTTCGGCGCGGATCTGCTCAAGCATTTGCCACCCGTCACCGCCGCCCGGAAGGATCTCGACTTCGTCGCTCTTGTCAAACACCAGGACGTGCCGCGCGCGCAGGTCTTCCAGCACGGATACCCATGCAGAAATGACTTCGCTATTCGGCAGACCCGTCGCGGCATCGCGCGCGCCGTCCACCTTCGCAGTGAGAACGCCTTGCGCGTACTTTTCGACCGCCGACAGCGACTCTTGGAAGACGTGCTCCTTGGCGTACCACCACCAGCCGAGGGCTTCGCGCAGCGCGGAGCCGTGACCGAGGCTGGCTTCATCGTCCTGGTAGACGTGCTTGATCGTGTGCGCAGCGTCCCATTTGGTCTCGACTTCGTACTCCGCCTTGCCGACGTTCCACCGCTCCCAATGGGCGGTGAGATCGCCGTCCTCGTTGTGAGGCACGATCCGATACATACGCTTGTCGCAGTCCTCGAGCCGGACGGGAAACCACCAGGTGCGCTTCTTGCCGTCACCGAGGTCTAGGGTTTGCGTCTTGCCGTGGATGCGTGCGAACCGGGAGCCGGAGAAGAACGCCCGCGCGAGGTTCATCCGGGCTTGGGTGAAGCCCTCGATCTCCTTGAGGAGCGCGGTGCCGACGTGGCAAGCGATGGACGCGCGGGGGCTGGTGTCGTCGCGCGGGTTGAGCGTCCAGTCCTTACCTGCGATCAGGTGCCGCCGATAGCCGACCGCGTGCCGGATATCGGCGTCGCGAAGCATCTTCTCTTCGGCCTCGGGGTCGCGGAAGAGCCAGAGGCTCGGATCGTGCAGCTGGATGCCGTTCCGCCACGCCGCCGAGAGCGCGCGCGTGTAGAGCTGCGTGGACTGGTTGCGGACCCGGAGGGATTGGCTCATCGCAGCATCCTAGGTTATCACCGTCGGACCGCCCAGCGCCGCCAGCTACTTAGTGACACCGCGGCCGCCCGCCGACGCCGCCAAGACCCGCTGGTATGCGGAGTGCCGCCCGAAACGATGCGCGTGGCACCGCTCGACGTGATACGGGTGCTGCCATCCGATGTGATGCGAGTGTGTGCCATTAGGGTGTGTGTGCGTCGATCCCTAGGTGCACGAGTGAGGTGACGCGGAAGAAGCCGCCGGAGTCGGTCCGCTTGCTCCCGTCTGAGGTGATTCGGCTGTGTGACATTACTCGGCGTTGTCCTGGATGAATCGGCGGCAGCCGCGCCACTTGGGCGCATCTGCGGCGTCCTGGCCCTGGTACTCCTTGAGTCCCCAGTTGCCGTACTTGCTCGGTCGGTAGTAGTCGATGAAAAGCATGACGAGGATATAGCCCTCATCGTCCTTGAGGGCAGTCAGGTAGTCATACTCCCACTGCTCCATACGCTCGTCCCGATTGACTGCCGTGAACAGGGCCGTAATCACGGTGTCGTTCTCCACCCCACTAACACCGACGAGATGCTGCCCGGCCTCATAACAGATACAGGTAATCCCCTTCACGGCCATGGCCGCAATCGTGGTCGCGTTGCCGACGACATTCGTGGTCAGGTCGAGTTCGAGTGCCACAAACACATCGTCCGTGGTCATACTCTGGGTAATGACCGTGTGCGGCGAGACGGGCGTGGTCTGCGCCTGCGGATTCGTCCCGAGTTTACTGGCCGATCCGCCTGACTGCCCTGCGGCGTAGGGGGCGATTGACCAATGGTCTAACTGGTCCTCCAGGCTCTCCCACTCCACAATATTGTTCGACACGGTGGATGTATTGGTCTGCCACGCGAACACGCGGTGAAGGCGCGCAGCGTCCGCCCCCGTCCAGACGGCCTCAAAGTCGTCGAACATAAGACGCGCCTGATTGGCCGAGTAGTAGTACCCGCGATAGTAGATATTCGGCTCGCCGGGATATGCGGTCTGCCCTGCGTCGTGGTCATCATCCACCTGGTCGAAGGTGTTGTTCCACAACTCATTCGACCGCTCGATGTAACAATGCAGGTTCGTGTCCAAGTTGGTGTGAATCAGCGTCGCCAGCGCCGACCACCAGGCAGTACCCGCAAGGTGCGGCACATGGAACCAACCATCCGCACGAACTTTATTACACAGTTCAATCTGCACCTCGTAGGGAACCATTTGCGCAGGCGCGTTGGCCGTCGCGTTTGCCCACGAGGAGCCGCCGTAGCAACGATAAGTTGCAGGCATCCGACTCGCCCAGGTGTTCTGC